GAAAGAAGCCTGCCTTGAGGCAATCAAGGAAGCCTGCCGCCGGTACGAGCTGTTTACTACTGAGGATGTTGCAGACATTCTTGATGAGTCTGACACCCTCACCCATGAACCACGGGCGATGGGCGCAATGATCCGCAAAGCCCAAGCAGCCGGTTATTGCATCCCCACATCTGAATTTGTTCCTTCACACAGAACCAGCAGCAACGCGTACACCAAGCGGGTGTGGCAGCGCCGGTTTATCCCAAACAAGGCGGTAGCGTGAAGCCATGCCTATGCCAGAAAGACGACCCCAACCACAAGGTGCCTTATGCTGTGGGCAAGCAGCGGTCAAACGACCTTTTGAAAATGGGGTTTGAACCTCACAAATGCCCGGAATGTAAGAAACCAGCTATATGGAAAAAACCTCGTCAAAAATAAGGAGACCAGCATGAGTGCTTTAACAAACGAGTTGTACGAACCTAGCGCACGTTTTATCAACATTGACCCCGACATGGCAAGAAAGTGGTTAACGAAAAACGTAAATAACCGGCCTTTAAGGCTAAATAGTGTGGTAAAGATTTCTTCTGACATTATTAACGGTCGGTGGCAAGTAAATGGGGCAACCATAACGTTCAACGATAAAGGCGAACTTATTGACGGACAGCACCGGTTGTCGGCAATAGTTGCAGCAAACATGACCGTCATGTCACTTGTTGTTACTGAAATTTCCCCTGACGCCATGCCCACAATTGATATGGGCGATGTTCGTACTGTGGCGCATATTCTTGCTCTGCGAGGTATTCCATCATCAACTCGAGTGGCTGCTTTAGCAATGATTTACATGAAATATTTGCGGTATCCTGAAATTCAATGGAATAACAAAGGTGAAACGTCAAGAGTTGAACTTGCTAATTTTGGAACGGAAATATCGGACTTACTCATTAGCGGTACAAACACTGCTAATGGTTTGAAAAGAATTGGTTTGTGTAATTCCTCTTACGGCTTGTTGTACGTGCTTGTCCACACAGAATCAGAAAACAAACATCTGTGGGATGAATTTCACGATGGCGTTACTACGGGTGCTGGCTTGTGGGAAGGCGACCCTCGATTGGCGTTACGTAACTTTACTATGCGCCGGTCTTTTAAAGCAGGTGCTTGGGACCAACAGGCGCTAGCTGCCATATGCATCAAAACTTGGAACAAGTGGCTTATGGGCGAAAAAATGAAAATGGTTGGCTTTCGACGCGAAGAACTGCCCATGCCACGAGTTTTGTAATTATGCCAAATAAAGTTAGTGGTTGCTATCGGCACTGTTATGCGCTGCGCACTAACGGCGTATTTGTGTGGCAGCAATGCGCCCATTGTTGGAAGAAAAAGCGCGCACACAATAAGAACAACATATTAACCACGGTGACTTGGCCTTGGTCCCCGCAAGAAGAACAACGAGTCGTTGAATCAATGGCAATTCACGCCGAACACTGCTGGCACAAAAAACGCAGAAAGGAAAAAGATGTGTCGGCATCCAGTGTTTAAGTGGGTAGATCTGTCAGACGGTCGGTGGAAAGTTTGTTTGGAATGTGGGGAAATATACCTATGACTGCACAGGTTGATCAACTTGTCGTTGACGAAAACGGTGATCGCGTTTATCCAAAATTTGTTTTTCCAAGACCTCCAATTAACAAGGAAGAACTGTGGGAAACGGTTCGTGTTTTGTTTGGTGTGGAGATTCCTCGGCTTAAAGTTTGCCCTGATCACTGCGCTCCATTTGACGCATTTGCAGAAGGATATTTTGGTAACAAGAACTCATACTCACTCTGGTACGGGTCTCGTGGCACGGGAAAATCCCTCATGCTCGCTCTTCTCGCTCTGACCAAGGCGGCGATTCTTGAGATCAATGTAACTCTTCTTGGAGGTTCAATGGCTCAAGCGACTAACGTTCAAGAACACATTGAAAATCTGTTGCTCTATCCCAGTTCACCTTCTTGGGCAGTAGCTCAACAGATTCAGACGCAGATCACGTTTTCTGGTGGTAACTGGATACGACCTTTACCCGCATCCCAAAAAACTGTTCGAGGCCCACATCCTGGCCTGACTTGCCTTGATGAGATCGATGAAATGGATATCAAGGTCTACAACGCTGCTATGGGTCAGGCAATGGCTAAGCCGAACGCCCGCGGGATCATTATCCCTGAAATGGTGGTGGCCTCGAGTACGTGGCAACATCCATCAGGGACTTTTCAGACGGTCCGCGATGATGCAATCCGTAAGGGATTGCCTGTGCGGACGTGGTGCTTTAACGAGGTGCTAAAGACACCGTCGAACCCAACGGGGTGGATGGATCCGGCGTTCATTGAGCGTAAAAGAGCCTCTGTCCCTGCGGAGTTATTCCGGGTGGAGTATGAGCTTGGTGAACCTGCCGGTGGGTCTAGGGCCTTTGACCTGGTGGCTCTTAATGCCACATTCAAAGACATGCCGGTGGTACGGGAACGTCACGCTGGTTCTGATGATGAGTGGGTCTTTGAGGAGCCTCAGGTCAATGGCTGGTACGCGATGGGTGCGGACTGGGCGAAGGAGGAGGACAAGACCGTCATTGTGGTGTTTCGGGTGGATGAGTCGGTGCGCCGTTGTGTGTATCTGCGCAGGATCAACCGAAGGCCTTGGCCGGAGATGGTGAAGATGTTTAACGACACCATGAAGGCGTATCAGGCTGTTGCAGCACATGACGCTACGGGTATCGGCAACGTGGTGAACGACCTCATTGATGAGCGGGTTATCAAGTTCACGATGAATGGCGCCAAGCGTGGGGCGATGCTGATGGATTACATCTCAGCGGTGGAGCAGCTGCGTTACCGCCTCCCAGCAAACACCCCGGCTTTTGACGCGCATAAGGCTGCGACGCAGGAGGATGTCTACGGCAATGGGGGTTGGAAGGCCCATTTGCCTGATGATGTGGCGGCGTTCGCCCTGTGCCATTACGCCGCTGAGCATGGCGCCCCGGTGGCAGCTGCCGCGGGTGTGAAGAAAACAGAGTTCATGTCGCGGGTCACGAGAGCGGTAGATCCAGAGCCTGAGCCGACATTGAGGGCTGCTGGTGAGGTGCGGATCTCTGATGAAGGTTGGAACCCGTATTTGGTGTGATGCGTTTTGATGCGCCGTGTGGGCTGAACTTTGCCCATAGTGGCCGTAGGCTTGAGCCAAACTGAGACATCAGGAGATGCCCGTGATGAAGAAGATGTCCGCTGAGCAGGCGGCTGAGGAAGGCGCCCCGGTGGGAGAGCCCTACACGCCACCTGGTCCCGGCCGTGGCACATTCGATGTGCCCTCCTATGACGACATTGCTGACCTTCAAATCCTGTTCAAAAGGTTTGGTAACACGGCGATCGCAAACGGTGGCGACACCATGTCGGGCGACTACAACGTCCTTGGAAAGTTTTTCATCAACGGTCGTCAGATTGACCCTTCGGATGCATACAACATTCTTGATAAGTCGGCTGGTTTTAACGTGCAAGTGGGCGAGGTCCTGAACCAGACACGGTTCATGTGCAACTTTGCGACAGACAACATCATCGGTATGCCTACCGACACTACGGGTATACCTGAGGGCGCTCGTATCACCATTGTTCAGGTGGGCAAGGGCAAGATTTCCATTGACGGTGTAAACGTTGTGGGAACGAACAAGACGAAGACGCAGTATCAGCTTGTTGAGGTCATGTTCCACGCGAACTTGTGGTGGTGCCTTGTTGGTGGCGGCGGTGGCGGTGGAACGGAAGGTGCGCCGTCTAAGCCGACTGCGAAGTGGAACGCGGACTTCACGCAGATCACGTGGGAGCCCGTGGCGGGTTCTGCGAGCGAGACGTACGGCTACGGGGCGCTTGTTACCCCCGCTGGGGACATCTCGTATCGGATTCAGGGAACAACGATCTTAATCGATCGCGCAACGTCTGGCATTGACTACGCATTTCAGGTGTGGGGCGTTAATGCTGCTGGTCAGGGAGAGTTCTCGGACCCCATTGGGCACACTTACGCAGGAGTTGATGCCCCAACGCTGACGGCTGTCCCTGGCCCGGCGCAGATTCAGGCGCAGTGGACTCAAGTGGCTGGGGTGACGGGCTACCGACTGTCGTACAAGAAGACCACGGATCAGCAGTGGACGTTCGTTGACGAGGCGGTTAGCGCGTTCGGTGAGATCATCAGCGGCTTGGCTCAGGTCGAATATGAGGTTCGGGTTCAGGCTGTTGATAACCCTGTCGGATCTGTGTGGTCTAACACGGTCAAGGTTGTTCCGGGGCCGGGAGAGACATCCGTTCCTACGGTCGCTCACTCTGCGAAAAGCACGTTCACGATCACTAACTACAACGCCGCCTACCTGTACACGGTCGATTGCACGGCTGGTTCAGGAACGGTGACAGGTGACAAGTTGACGTTGAGTGCTGGGAATACGCAGTTCTTGCTGAAGTCTCAATATGCACAGGGCGCTCCTGTAAAGAGTGTTTCTGGTGAGCTGCGTCAGTACACGACGCACAAGGAAAACTTCCCGTACAAGTGCGGGTCGGGGCCGTGCAACTGTCGCGAGGAATGGGCAAACTGCGGGTGCGGTAGCTGCGACAGTTACCCGGATCCCAAGGCCGGGTCGTGGGGGCAGTGCGGATGCGAGACTGAAATGTGCTGGTACGGTCGCAAGCAGGTGTGCGACACGTGCGACCAGTACTGCGATGACTATCGGGACGTTAAGGACGGCACTCCGTCGGGGTTTGTTGATCAGTTCGGTGAATGGAGCAAAGTCGGATGAGTGAATGGTTTGAGTTTCCTGCCGAGCCGGGTGGATGGCTGAGGGACGCCACGATCATTAGGTGCTTTGACGCGCAGGACAAGGAGTTCTTCTCGGTTGATGCGGTCACTGGTTTGCGGTGGAAGATAAAGCAGGAAGACGGCAAGGACTTCTATGCCGTGGACCCGAAGTGCATCCCTGCGTGCCGGTATGAGTTCACGGGTTCTTACCTTCTGAGCAAGTTTGTGGAGGGCCACAGGCCAGTTCTGCATTTCCAGACCGAAGGTACGTCGGACGGCGTGGGCTATGAGCCATTTGCTTGTGACTGCTCCCCGTGGGATCCCGAAGGCAAGCCTGGGGTGTATGTGTCGTATGACGAGTGGAAGTCTCGGATGGGGACGTGCCACGAGTGTCCGCTGTTTAGCCATGCGGATGGGGTTTGTACGGCGGATAAGGCGTTCATGCCGATGAAGGCTGTGAATGCGTGGGAGTCGTGCCCTGAGGACCGTTGGGCTGTGTCAACTGATTTTGATCGGGAGGCGTTTGTGCGCCGCCAAGCGGAGGACATTGCTCGAGCGACAAAGTTCGCGGATCAGGCCGAGTTTGAGTCTGAGTGGAAGGAACGCAAGCGTGCTCGTAAGTAAGGACGTTGCTTTCGACCGGCTGGATATTTGCAATGAGTGCGATCGGCTTTTCCGCCCGACGTTTACGTGCAAGGAGTGCGGGTGCTTCATGAAGGTGAAGACCCGGTTGTCGGGGTCGAGCTGTCCGTTGGGTAAGTGGGGCCCGGTGGAGGAAAAGGCTTCATAGGGTCGTGCGTGGGGCATTGTGAGGCGTTAGGCTTCACTCTGGAGACCAGCCTTCTGTCGCCTAGGCCTCAGAGGAGCCCAAATGTTAGACGTTGCTCGTGTGCTTAGCCGCACGGCTGTGGACCGTATGACGGGTCAAGGCAACGCGATCGGGCGCTGCCCAAGC